AAGTTGGTGGTGCCTGCCGACGTCAGGGTCCCAAGGGTGGTGACGATTGGAGAGCTCATGGCGGTTTAACCGGCAGTGGTGTCAATGACCACGAAATTCAGGGTCACAGCTTCACCCAGGGAGCCACCGCTGGTGTTGACCACGCGGAAGATCGCAGTGCCAGCACCGGTATCAACGCAGTGGGCCTGGTACGAACCAGCGGTGCCACCTGTGCCTTGGTTGGTGACGACGACGTCAGTGCCGCTGATGGCGCTGTTGGTCATCGTGAACTGGACAGCAGTGTTTGAAGCCAGGCTCGCGTTGTGCATCGTGATGACACCGGCCTTGGCGTTCAGGGTGACGCCCTGGGTCTTGCTGGTGCCTTGGGTGACGGTGCCGAAGCCAGTGGGGCCAATGCCGATCGCAGGTGCAGCAGCAATCGCGTTGTTGGTTGGGGTCGAGATGTAAAACCCAGACGGGATGTCAGAAGGATCAGCCATGGGGAGTTCTAGGCGACCTTGCGCCGGGGCATTTGCACGATCTTATCCATATCTGGCAACGACGCCACCAGGTCTCCAAAGCTGGTGCCGGCCACTGGTTGAGCAGAGATGCCGTTGTCCTTCAGGAACTGCCGAAGGATGTTGAGCTCTGAGGTGCTGATGGACCCATCGTCCAACCTGGACCGCAAGTGAAGCGCCAGGTCGGTGTGGAGGTTCGACAGGACCCGTGAGGCTTCGGATTCGTTAGGGCGACCCATGGGGACACAGGGGAGCTAGTGGGCCAATGGTAGCCACAGGATCGCAGTAGTACATATGTGTGCGTGAGTGAAGAAGGGAAGAAATCCCCCCCCTGGGTGTACTATATATATAATATATCTAAACCATGGTCAACCATAGTATATATAGCTTCCCGAAGGGAAGCGGTTAGGAGGTAAGGTAATACCAATACATGGTTAACCTAGGAGTAATATGGTTAACCAGGATCTTCTTTTATTGGTACTAATAATGAAAATACATAGTCAACTATAGACAACCATAGACACCTATATCCACCTCTATTGAATTATGGCGGACGTCGTTTCACCGGGGGGCGGGGAGTAGGGGAGACTTGGGAGAGGTGGGTGACTTTTTTGACCCAAAAATGTGAGGTGCTTACGCTATAGGCGTCAGCGGAGCTCACCCCCCTCCGGGGTCGGTCCCGCTCGTCCAAAGTGCACCTGGGGGGTGTCCAAGGCCAGCCTGCCCCTAGTGATACCAAGGGGTCTGGGCCATTGCGTACCTGTCAGTCAGGCAGTGACGCAGGCTGGACAGGGGTTTTGGCCAGGGTGACCAGGGGGTCCGGTGAGAATGATTCTCATTCCCAGGGTGGACCTGGAAATCACGTCTCGCCCCCCAAACTTGACCCAGCTCGCTATAGTCAAAGAGCAACCAGGCCGAAGGTCCAGGGTTGCAATAAAACCAACCGCAGAAAATCCAATGACTACGTCCGTTTTGGCCTTGGTGCTGGCCGCTCTCCTGCTGCCGCTCCTGGTGCTCCTATGGGCCACCGAGTCAACTGAGGGCCGCACCCGGCGCCTAAGCCGCTCTGGCTGGAGTCAGCGCCGCATTGCTGATCACCTAGGTGTGACCCGTTACCGGGTACGCCTGGCCTTGGCTTGAGTTCATCCAAACCCATCCACCCTGCACCTAGAACCGTGTTCACCTACGAAGAAAGCGTCCTGTCTTATGCGGACATGGCGGGCAACCTGACCCACGCCGACGCGGCCCAGCTGCTCGGGGACCATGGGTTCACCGTCGACGACATCTACGCCGATAATCACGACGTCAGCTGGTGCCACCTAGACGCTCGCAACGCCGAGGCGCTGCTGGCCTGGCTGGGGTACTGAGTCCCAGCAACACCGGGCCCACACCGGGCCCCCATTCCACCAACGACAACACCGCAGCCATGCTCACCGAATCCAGGATTCAAGACCAAAACGCAATCAACGCCCTGGCCAACGAGATCGAGGGCCACGTACTGCGTCTGCTGAGCCCGTGGCAGGGGTTCAAGATCCGCAAGATCAGCGGCAACGGCGGCAACGTGGCCAAGCTGCAGGCCGAGTTTGACCGGTACTGTTTGAACCACGGCTACAACCAGCCCGGGCAACCGCTCTGGGTGTGCCTGCATGCCAGCTTTACCAGCTTGATTGTTTCGATCCGAAACACCGCAGCCCCAATCAGCGCGGACCTGTACGTGGGACGGTTCAACGAGGAGGCCGGCGTTTTGACCCACCTTGGCAACGGCACCACGCGCCGGACTGATTACACGCTGGCCGAGGTCAAGCAGGCGCTAGCCGGTGCCGAACAGCTCGAAGAGAAAGCCCGGGTGCTGCGCAGCACCGTTCAATCATTTACCAGGCGCTGACCCATGAACACCAGCCTGTTAACCGCAGGCCTGGCAGTGCTCGGGTCCTCCGTCCTTTGGATGGTGACCCTGGCGCAGCTGGGCCAGCCGCATTATCCCGACACATCAATCCCTGCTCACAACACACGCACCCACTTTCCCGGACCATGAACAACACCGCACCACAGCAGGGCCCAATGGAATTCGAGACCCTTTGCCGGTACCTAGCCCGGGCCCACAACAACAGCCAAGACAGGGCCAGCCGCTGGGGCCATCGCCCGACCAGCGCATACCTCGAGGCCTGGAACTGGTGCAACGACACCCAGGCAGGGACCACAACAGCCCGGCCCAGCTGGTTGGCACAGCGGGCCATCAGCGCCGTGATTGAAGTGTGCCCGCTGAACTTCGCTTGACCCCTGACCCCACAACAACAGCGCAGCAAATCACCATGACGACAACGACAACGACAACGACAACGACAACGACAACGACAACAGCCACAGCCCTATGGCTGGCATGCCCGGCCAATGACGGCGAACACTGGCTTCCGTGGGACCTGTACCAGGTCACCCCACCCGCTGACGCCAAGACCGCAGCCGATGCGGCGTGGTGGAGGCGAGAGGCGCACCGCTGGGCCCGGGAGGATCGCAAGGTCTGGCCCGGCCATTTGGTAGCGGTCAGGCCAGCCAATGCGGGGCCACCGGTGCACCCGTGCACAATGGTCGACCACTACGACCTACCTCCCTACGCCTGACCCCACCGCTCCGGCGCCAGCCGGTAGGCGGGGCTTGAAGCCAGCACGGAGGGGGCCAGCGCCCCTTCTCTGCTGCCCTCACCGCAGCAACACCCACCCACGCCCGAGACGCCCTTATGCCCACTGCTTACGAATTGATGGAGGCGTACCGCGCTTGGTGGCGCTCCAGCTACAGCACCAGCCCCAACAGCCAAGCTGTGATCCTCGCCGCGGCCTGGGCCGAGCACGTGCTCAGCACCTACCGGGCAGGCGAAGACCAACCAACAGCCGAGCCGATCGCATGAAACCCGAACCCGTTGTGTTGGCTCAGCTCCGTTCCGACCTGCTCGATGCCATGTGGCTTGTGTACCCACAGGCCCTGTCATTGGATCAGCTGGAGACAGCGGTCCGCATGGCGTACCTGACCCGGGAGACAGCGTGGCTAACGGGTGCCATCAAGGCACAGCTGTCGATGTTGAATCAATCAGCACTGATCAGGCCCAGCACCAAGGGGTACCTGTTGACCGAGCGCGGTCGACGGGACCGCCAACAAGCAGCCCGATTCATGGGCACCAACAACCAACCCACACCACCGGAGGCCGCATGACAGCAGACATCAATGCGTTGCTCGCAGAACGAGGCCGGACACACGGGGATTATGCAGTTCATGCATTGATCACCCAAGACCTGAAGCGTGTCATCACCCACCACGTCGCTGACCTGGACCGCAGGTTGGATGACGACATGCAGGAATCACTGGACATGATCACCCATAAGATCGGGCGCATCATTGCCGGCAACCCAGCTGAGCCAGACCATTGGTTCGATGTTGCGGGTTATGCACAGTTGGTAGCCAATCGCCTTGCAACCAATGACTGAACCCACCAACAACCAGGCTCCTGTCGTCATCGACTCAATGGAGAACCTGCCCCTTCGCATGCTCGATGCGTTCTGGTGCTTGACCAACAACTCGATGACCATCACCAGCCCTGACCGCATGCGGGAAGTGCTGCGCATGCTGGCCAATGAGATCGAGACATGGGCACCGTCGTATCTCGAGTCAAAGATCTGCCACTTAGCAGTGATGGAGGTGGCAGAAAGGCTGAGAGCAGAGGCTGACCAATGACATCCAGGGGATGGGGCAGCCAGGCCAGCGTCGACAGTTACCTCATGCACTGGCGCGAGGATAACGGCGCCAGTATTGGCGAAGGATTAAGTAGAACATCAAACCCTAATGCCAAGCTGTACGAAATAGTTGTCACGTTCAGCGGCATGCGGCCGATGCGCGAGCAACTACGTGCCACCTCGGGGGCAGAGGCTGCAAAGTTTGCAGCTAATAGGTATCCAACTCACACCAACATCACCGTCGTCACTAAGAACAATGCTTAACGATCTGCTTCCTGAAAACATTTACTCAGCTGAGTGCCCACCCACCAAGGCGCAGGCCAACAACAAGGGCAAGGTCCTTTGGTACGCCAAGGGTTTTGGCTGGTACATGGGTAACTTTCAGTACCCGTACATGGACGACACCAGCCACTGGACCTATGCACCTGATGACCTGAACATCGACCCGGACAACGTCGACACTAAAGACCAAGCTTTTGAGGCATGGACTAAACAATACCCTGAAGGTTGCTTTGATCCGTCAACGGTTGCGATCCTAAAGTTGGGCTACCTGGGTGGCTGGAGACGTGGTCAATCTTGAGCGCCAGCTTGCACTGGAGCGGGAGATGTTGCAGATCGGCGCTGATGCGTTCGCTAGTCGGATGAACAAGCGCCGTGAGCAGGGCATGGAATCCCTCTCGAACCATGGCGATGCGTTGGCTGCCATGGGCGTGGACCAGATCATCAAGGACCTGCGCAAGCACCGCCACGCCATGCGTGATGGTCGTGCTGGCCGTGGCTATGCCCACATGGGCCCGTTGCTGCAGCTGGCACCCCACAAGATCGCAGCGGTGGCCATGCGTGTGGTCATTGACCAGCTGACCCAAGCCCCCAAGTTCCAGGCCCTGGCCTACGCCTTGGCTGAACGGCTTTGGCTTGAGACCATGCTGGCCCGTGCCTCCGAGTACGAGCTGAAGAAACACCAGCGGGTGCGTCGTCGCTTCATGCACAAGCGGGCCGATGCCATGCGCATGAAGAACTCAGAGATCTGGACACCGCAAGAGAAGCTCAGCGTTGGCGTGTTCCTTGTCCACCTGGTTGAGTCGCACACCGGGCTGATCGAGGTGTACCAGGAGCGTGGTGCCATGCGCACGGTGAAGCGTGTGCGTGCAACACAAGCGGCCCTCGACTGGGT